TTCATCCCACCTGTCTGTCCGGCGAAGGTCCCAGGCTTCGCTTCGGGTTTTTTCCTGGTCGATCGTTTCGCTGGCGACCTTAATCCCGGTGCCTTTTCCTGGCGTGGCGTCGATGCCTCCATACCAATGGATTTCCTCGACCTGGCCGATGGCCTCGTAAGGCGCCAGGTAGCCGAAGGTGTCAATTACGTCGGTTTCCATGTTCTGGCGGTCGGCCATTTGCTTCCGGGCCGGGACCTGGCCGTCGACCTTCCATTCTATGTATTTAATCCGATCGTTGTAGTCGAACATCGGAAAAGTGTCTGTTCCTGGGAAAAGGTCCTCGCCCGGGGTTACGCGCTTCATGATGTTTAGCTCGTTTGGTTCGGGGGCCCAATTCTTGCTCCATTCGAAAAGTAAAATTAAAACCTCGACCTCGGAAATGTTTTCCCGGATGACGAGGGTTTCTCCGCGGGTCGCTAATTCTCCAAAAAATCTGGTCCAGCTTCCGTGGGTCGGTCCCTCTACTGCCTTTATGCTGTAGCCGAGCTCCGTCGGGCTGGCGCAAAAAACTTCGACCTCTTCGACCAGCATTTCAGCGTTGTCTATGTTGTATTCTGGAAGGTCGATCGTGGCCAGGTGCCCTGGCTCGATTCCCTCCTTCATGGTCTTAAATTTTATGGTCTTGCCTTGCCTGGCGTATTTTTCTAAAAGTCCTCCGCTGATATCGAATGCGCTTTGGCGGTTCGGGATGTCTGTTTCATGGACCGCCTCGACCATCCCGCTGCCGATCTGCTCGATCGCCTGGTTCGCTGCGATTTCCTGGTTGTCCTGGGTCCTGACTATGATGTCTACGATTCCCTTGTAGGTGATCCTTAAAAAGTCCCCTGCTTCTAAAATCGGGATTTCCCGGTCCTGGGTTACCGTTTCTGAGTATTTTTCCCAGTACCACTTTGGCAGGTAAAAATCGACCGCGCTTTGGCTGCCTGCTGATTCTGTTAAAATTAGGTTCGTGTCGTCGGTTACTTCATCAATCGTGTATCGGGTGTCGTCGATGATGATGATTCGCCCTTCCCAGCCGGGCATAAACCTGCTGCCGCTTATTCTGGTGACCGCGGTGCCGTCGGTGTCTACTACTCCTTTGTCCAGGACGTCGAGGCCCTTGATTCCGCGGTGCTCTTCTATGTATGGTGCTCCCTGGTAGCTTATTTCGAAAGTCGGGACGGTCCCGGCGCGGTAGCCCAAAACAAAATCGCGGCTGGCGCCGTCTCCTTCTTTAATTTCGACCTGGTCCCCGGTCAGGTCCCGGGCGCCTCTTACCCATTGGCGGTTGCGGTATTTCGGGTTTCCTTCTTCAATTTGCGGGTCGCCGATCATGTCCTCCCAGGTTATCGTCTCCGGGTACTGGTAATGCTCCGGCGCCAAAAAGTCGAGGCTTTTGTCCGGGTTGATTATCCACCAAAAATTTGAGGCTTCTTTTAAGGCGTCGATCGCCCGGGCCGCGGTTATGTAATTAAAAATGACCTCTTCGATCCTGGGGCCCGGGTCTATTTCGCCCAACGTGATTCCTTCCTCCGCCAGGTATTCGGTGTGCAAATCTTCTATAATTTCGCCTGGCTTTTTCTTCTCGTAGGCCCTGGCGACGATCCGTTTGTCGGTTAGGTAGTGCCAATCGATGCAGGTTATCGCGTGCGAAACAATTCCCTGGCTGCTGGGCCTACTCCGCCGGGCCTTTTCGACGATGCCTCCGAATATCAGGGTTTCGCCCTGGTGAACCTCGACCGGCTGGCCGCGGCGGAATGTCTTTTCGCCGGTCCAATCGGTTACGGTGAATTTGCAGGTCGATCTTTCGTCGACGGCTTTATCGATCCGAAAATCGTCCCGGACGAAAGGCTGTGCTTCTCCTGATATCGTAATGGTTATCATATCCTGACTCCTGTCTTAAGCCTGATCTCTTCGACCAGCGGTTCTCCGATCGCCCGGAGTAGGGTTTGGCCGTCGACCTCTACAATGATGCTTACCGTTTGCGGGCCTCCGGCGCCGTGGCCGTTTCCTCCGCCCTGGTATGCTCCGGCAAAACCTAAAGCCAGGTTGCCGTCGCCGATGTCCGGGACGATTCCTTTTAGGCGGCTAAAACTTTGCCTAAGCTCCCCTGGTAATTCTTCCGCCCTGGCCGCGATCGCGTCAATCGCTCTTTCGGCGAATCCTGGTGAGCTTATTCCGAGGCCGCTCTTTATGCCGTTCCAAATGTTTGATCCGGCCTGCTTGGCGGCATTCCATAATTCTCCGCCGATGTTTATGATCCTGGTGACGACGTTTTTAAGGGCGTCCCAAACCAGGTTCGGTAGGTTCTTGACGATGTCCATAAATCCGTCGGTTAGTCGGCGTCCGGCCTCTTTCGCTTTTTCCCATAAATCGGTTACCCAGGTCTTTATCCGGTCGACCGTGTTATTTAGGGCCGTGGTAAAGGTCGTGGTGATCGTTTTCCAGGTGTCGGAAAAAAAGTTTTTTATCCGGTTCCAAATTTCTCCGATAAATTCAAAAATCCGGCCGTATGCTGCTTTTAGGTGGTCCTCTACTGCTTCCAGGTCTCCGCGGAAAAGGGCTTTGATCGCTTCCCAGATTTCTGTAAAAAAGGCTACGACCTCGTCCCAAATTTCGGTTATGAAATCGAAAATCCGCTCAAAGCGGTCCGTGATGTTATCGAGCAGCTCTCCGGCTTTGCCGTCGCCGATGCCTCTTATTTTTTCCCAGATGTTTCCGAAAAAGTCGCTTATGCCATTCCAAACGTTTTCGGCGGTGTCCTTCATGCCGCTCCAGGTTTCGCTGGCCTTATTCTTGACCGCGTCGGCTCCGCCCGAAAAAATGCCCTTGATTCCTTCCCAGATGCCGGTAAAAAATTCGACGATCGCTCCCCAAATTTCGGCCGCTTTTTCCTTTATCCATTCCCAGGATTTTATTAGCCATTCGCTGACCTGGTCCCAATTCTTCCAAAGCAGGACGATCGCGGCGATCAGGGCTATGATCGCTACTACTATCCAGGTGATCGGGTTCGCTAAAAGCGCTGCCGTAAAAGTCCAAACGCTGGTCGCCGCAGCGCCGATCGCCGGGATGAGGCTCCCGCTGGTGATCGCGGCCATGGCTCCTTTGGCCAGTGAGAGGCCCTTTATGATCGGGCCGAGGCCCATCATGAGCGGGGCTAAATTTCCTACGGTCCCGATCAGGTCGCCGTATTTGTAGGTGAGCTCGCTGGCGGCGTGCTGCATTTTCTGCAGGGTGGTGTAGCTCTCTCCGTGAATGTCGGCGTTGCGCTGAATGATGTCGCTGGAATCTGAAACCTGCTGGCGGTATTCCCCGAAGGTGTCGCTGCTTACTCCTAATGTCTCGAGCATTTTGCCCATGTCGCCGTCGGCGTCTTTAATCGCGGCTTGGAGCTCCTGCCTGGCTGCCCGGCCGGTTAGGCCCATTTCGTTTTCGAGGATTCCTAAAAGGGCTGCCGCGTCGTCTATGTCCATGCCCATATCGGCCATTTCTGGGCCTACGCGCTCGATGATGTTCATAAAATCGGCTACGTTGCTGGTCGTGTGCTCGGTTATGTATCCGAAAGCGGCCAGGGCTTTTTCTTCTTCCCCGGCGCTGATCCCTAAAATCTGAAGGGCTACTCCGGCCTCAGCGAGCATGGGTCCGGCCAGCCCGGTCGCGTCTCCGATCATGTCCCAATTCGTGGCGTATCTTTCGAGGGCCTCCGCCGTGTCAAGGCCGCGCTGCTTCCCGGTTTCCATGAGGGCTAAAACGTCCTCGATCGGGAAGGTTACGTTGCTCATACCGATCGCTAAATCCCTGACTTCGTCGGTCGTCATGTCGAGGCTGGCTGCCAGCTTTTTGGTCTGCTCGGTTAGGGGCGCCTGGGACCTGGCGGCTGCTTCGAATGCGGCTCCGGCCGCGGCGCCCGCTGCTCCGATCGCTACCCAATTGGTCTTGATCGCTCCGGCGGCCGCTTTGGTTTTATCGGCTATTCCGCCTACTACGTCGCTGGCCTGGTCGATTGCTTTAATAATGACTTCCATTATGGCCAAGGCCTATCCCTCCTCTTTCCGGCGCCTTTCCTTTCGTTCCTTTGCTGCGTTACTTAAAATGCTGCGTAGCTCTTCCTTACTGGCGCCCTGATCCGCGGTCCCGGTTTTTCCTGCTCCGGTGATTTGGCGGATTGCTTTCGGAAGCGCCAATAATAAAAATTGGCTCTGGAGCCTGGTCAGGTCTCCCTGCTTAGCTTCCAGCGGCAGTCCGTTTAGGTGCAGGATCGCTATTTGCTGTCCTTCCCGGCTTGTCGCGAAATTTCTTAAGCGTCTCCGCAGCCTCCTTACTGGTGACGCCGGATATTTCGTAAATTGCCCGGGCGATTTCTTTAATGACTCCGGGTGGTGTCAGGTCCATCGCTTCTTCTACGGTGTCCAGCTTTTCCCCGGAGGCGAAGGCCATGCCGTAAAATACCGCGGTGGCGTTTGCCTCGAATTCTGCGTAAGTTGTTTTTTCCAGGTCGATCTCCGCCTGCATTCCTGCTGCCGATTTTTCCTTATCGACGTTTCCATCTTCATCGTAAACCGCTCCGCCCTTGAGGTGGGTGCCGGTTACTTTTATGCTCTCGACCTGGGCGTATTGCTTCTCGGTTAAGGGGCGGATAATGACCGTCCCGCCCCAGGCTTTTACCTCTATCTCTTTGGTTAAGTCTTTCCCGGCCATCACCTGGGCCTTGGTTAATTTAATGTTGCCCTCGCTCATTCTGCTCATCCCTTCTCTTTGCGATTGGTTTAGCTGGTTGCGGCCATTTCCTCTTCATTGTTTTCGATCGAGCACAAAATTTCGCCCTCGACCTCGCCGCTGGCCAAGGTCAGGTCTGTCATTAAGGCCCGGGCCTCTACGGTCTGAACGGTTTCCGATCTTCCACTGGGCTGCTGGCTGACCGCGGTGTTAACGACCTTCGGTAAATAAATTTCTACTTTTCCGTGGTCCTCGCATGGTGAGGTGTCCAGGACCAGCTTGATACCGTATTCCTCTGAGCCGCAATCGTTCGGGCCGGTGCTGGCGCCCCAGAGCCGTTCCAGCATGATGGTGTCCTCATAAAATAGCTGCAGCGAAAGGGTGGTTTCCCGGTCGCCCGCTGGAATCCTGGCTGGGTAGCGGCTGCCGATGTGACGGCCTCCGTCCGCACTGGCGCTGTTGTTAATGTTCAGCGTGAATTCCTTGACCTTGGCGCTGATCGAAAGGTCTCCGCTTGGGTCCCCTTCGCCGATCAGGTAGGCGGTAACTTCGTGGAAGGCGAGCGGGTATTCCTCTGGGAATAATAGCTCTCCAACCTCGAGCGCTGACTTGCTGTCCTTGCTGGCCGCGATATCTACTGTGGCCATGCAAAGTTCTGAGCCTACGTTTATCTGGAGGCTGTTAACGACGCATCCCGAAAAAACGTGCTCGAAAATGTCTTTCCCTACGCGGGCGCAAAAACTTGGGAGCAGAACGTCCTCCGTGCCCCATGCTTCGTGTAGGTTCAAGCTGCCGGTCCCGCCGCTGGCTGTGTATTTGTAGCTGCCTAAGGCCCACTTCAAAAACCAGCCGATCGTGCGGACGTCGAGGCCGTAAACGATATTCCCTCCGGGCGCGTAAAATCCCGGGCGGAATATCCTGGCTGTTCTCCTGGCGCCGCCGTCGTAAATAATGTTTGTGTTGCTCGGTGCGTCCAGGCTGGCGCTGGCAATGTCAAGGTGGACCACTGCTGCTGGCGCCGGTGCTTCTCCATATTCGTATTCCTCCGCGATTCCGCAATAACGTCTAATTCCTGCCATAATTAATTCCTCCTCCGTTTAAGGGTTGTTCTCTAAAATGACGAAATGGACCTCGATGGTTGCTGTCGCTGCGAATAGCGATTCGTTCTGTAGGTTTGGTCCGCCCATCTCGAAATTTCCGCTCCTGACATCCTGGATGTAGGCCCTCTTGCCCAGGGTCCTGTCTTTTAAAATTTCGCTCCGGGCCCGGGCTGCCAGGGTGGTTGCTTCCATGTAGCCTTTTTCCGGATCGTTGTTTTTGACTATCGCTAAAACTAAAACGTTTAGCGTCCATTTTTCAGTGTAGCTCCGCTGGCTCTGGTCGCATGATGCGGTGAGGCTTCTTACCCAAATTGCTGGTGTCGTCGGCGCCGGTCTGCTCCGGTCTCCGCGGATCAGGGTTTTGACGCCCTCGAGCGCGTTGCCCGCTCCGATCGCCGGTTTGAGCCTGTCCATGATTCCGTCCATGATTCCTTCTAAGGCTTTGTCTAAACTTATCAGCTCTGGCATTTATGCTGCCCCCGTTTCCCTCATCGCTCTGGCGACAAATTCTTCTACCCGGCTGTCTGCCTGGTCGATCGCCCGGTCCGCGTATGGGTTAGGTTTTTGTCCTTCTACCGACCTTAAAAACCAGGTTTTCCCGAGCCAGTCGAAAACTAAAACATTGGCCTGGACCGGGACGATTCTCTGCCCTGTCGGTCCGTGGATTCCGGTTCCTTCGTGAACCCAGAGCGCGTATTCGACGTTGGTGTAAATCCGCCAATCGTAATCGTTTATTTGCTCTATCGCGAAGCTGCCCGCGAGCCGTCCGTGGTCCGTCGGTGACTCCCGCATGATGTTTCCCCAAACTTCCTGGGCGAGCAGCTCTGTGGCCCGGCTGAAAACCTGGGTGGCCAGCTCCGCGAAGCGGCGGATATCCTCATCGTTAAATTCGACCTCGTATTGTATCGGCGGGTTAGGCATTTTTTATTCCTCTTCCTCCGCTGCCGCTCCGTTTTTAGTCATGACCACGAATCCGAGCCGCCTTATGATGCCGTCTAATTTTGCCGGGAAGCGGCGCAGGTCTTTTCTGATCGGCTCGGTGAATACCTGGTCCTCCAGGCCCTTGATCGTAAAGTCGTCTACTCTGATAATTGGCGTGGTTCGGCGCAGCGTTGCGGCGCCGACCAGGTTGCTCATCATCCGGAGCGCGATGCCGTGAATCCCGGGTGGAATGTCTGTCCCTTTTTCGGCTGCCTCCGCGGCGAAGTCCCGGTTGCGGTCCCGGTCGATCATATCCTTGATTTCAATTAGCCGGGCGCCGATCCAGTCCTTCATCAGGTCGTCGGTTGGAAATCCAAGGTCCTGGGCCTGTATCCCGGTCGTATCAATTACGTCCTTTACGCTGCTGTAATATTCTTCTGGCGCTGCCATGGCTCTTTCCTCCCTTTATTCCGTAATCACGAAGGGGCTGATTTTCTCGATGATCACCTTCTCCATTTCCGCAATCGCGATCGTCCAATAAGGCGTGTAGGTCTGGTTGATCACGTATCCCTCGAGGGTGGTGTCCACCAAAAACGAGGCCCGGTGGCCGTCGATGAAAAGGGTTCCCTCCTGGACAACTTCCATCGCGCTGTTCTTTACCTCGTAGCTGCCGGATTCGATCGTGAATTCGTCCTCGCATGATTTCCTCCGGACCTCGATCGCTAATTCCCTTATGGCGCCCTTGATGAATGATCTCATAATTTCAACTCCCTCAAAATGAAGTCCGGCTCCGCTGCCTTTATTCTCCACTGGTCCGCTTCTTCGTTTAGATAAAAGTCGGCTGGTAGCGCTACCAGGTAAATTTCTTCCGGCTCGATCGTCGGAATAACTGTCTTAATTTTAGCATTAGTTCGAGAATTGGTAAAGCTCCGCCCGGTTATGGCTTCCGCGTCGGTTATCAACCGGGCTTCCGCCCTGGTCCCGGTCGTGCTCTTTCCGCTAAGGTTTGCTGCCAATTCTATCGCGGCCTGGGCTCTGTTTGCGGTCCTGCTCTCTGCCGCGAGGATGATTGCTGCTTCAATGTCAGCCTGGGTCCTGGTCCCGGCGCTGGCCTTTCCGGCAAGCGCTATTTCCGTTTCGACGGCCAGCTCCGCCCGAGTTGCTGTCTGGCTGGTCCCGCTGACCGGCGTTGCGATCGAAATGTCTGCCGTCGCCCTGGTCGGTGCTGTGGCATTTCCACTCAGGTTTACCTGGGCTTCGAGCGTAGCGGTGGCCCTGTTTGCTGTCCGGCTGGCGCCGCTTAACATTTCGTAATCGGGCGAGCTTAATTCCGCCCGGGCCCTGGTGCCGGTTGTGCTTTTGCCTGTTAGGGCTGTCGCTACTTCCAGGCTGGCGGTCGCCCTGGTGCTACTTTTTGATTCTCCGTTGATCGGTATGGCTGCGTCTATCGCTGCGATAGACCTGGTGCCGGACCTCGATTCGCCTTTGATCAGCTCCGCGGTGCTTATTTCCGCGCTGGCCCGGGTTGCCGTCCTGGAATCGACCGCGAGCCCGATCTGGGTTTCGAGGCCGATCGCGCTCCTGGTCCCGGTTGAGCTCCTGCCTCTGAGGGTGATGGTGTTGTCTATTTCCGTGTAGGCTATGGCCCTGGTCGGTGTGCTGCTGCGTCCGCTTAGCGCGATGGGCATTATTTCAATGGCCAGGGAGCTCCGGGTGGCTGTGGTGCTCCTGCCGCTTAAAGTTGTCTCGGTTTCGAGCGCTGCTTCCGCCCGGGTATTTGTGGCCGACCGCATGGCGAGGCTGGTCCCAGATTCGAGCGCTACCTCCGCCCGGGTCGTGCTGCTCGAGCGGCCATCAATTCCGGTGAGGCTTTCGATCTCGGTGGTCGCCCGGGTGGCTGTTAATGTGCGTCCGCTCAGATGCGTCGAGCCGTCGATCGAGCCCTGGGCCCGGGTGATCGTTCTTGAAGCTCCGGTCAGGGCGATGGTGTTCTCGGTGATCGCGCTGGCCCGGGTTGCTGTCGCCGATCGTCCGGCTATTTTCGTGCCGGTAGTCAGGAGCGCGGCTGTTCTGGTGCTGGTCGCTGACCGCCCGTTTATGCTTACCTGGCTGGTTGTCTTTGCGATTGCCCGGGTCCCGGTGGCTGACTTGCCGTTTAGCCCTGTGGCGGTTTCAATGGCCAGGCTGGCTCTGGCTTCGCTGGTTGACCTGCCGCTCAGTTCGGTTATGCCTATTTGCAGGCTGGCGGTCCCGCGGCTTTCCGTTAAGCTCTTGCCGGTGATCCTCCTGCTGGCGATAATGTCACCTTCGCTGCGGGTCGTAGTTCGCGAATCTCCGGCGAGCTCTATGTCGCTTTCGAGGGCGGCTGTCGCCCTGGTCGCCGCTTGGCTTATTCCTGCCAAGTGCAAGGCGGCCTCGATCTCTGCCGTGGCCCGGGTCCCGGTTGCGCTGCGTCCTTCAATTTCTTCCGGTATCGGTTCTCCGCTGGTCTGGAAGCTGAGGATATCGCCATAGTATAATTCTCCGCCTGTTTCCAGCACAGCCCGGAATTCGTAATCGGTATCGGCCACCAGGTCGGTTATGGTTTCCTGGAAGGGCCCGGCTTCTTCAAGGCGCTGTTTTTCCGTCTCTTGCCATGCATTTTCCGGATCGCTTATTTCGCGGTATTCGAAATAGACCGCGGCTGCCTCTTCCTGTGGTGTGATCTCTGTCGTTTCCCTGGTCTGTGTTAATGAGCTCCCGGCCATCTCGACCTGTTCTATTAGCTGCAGGGCCGCGGTGGCCCGGGTGGGGCTGCTCGATTTACCGCTGATTCGGGCGGTGCTTTCAATCGCTGCGGTGGTCCGGGTCGTGCCGGAGCTCCTCCCGGCCAGCGATATCTGGGTCTCCATGGCCAGGGTGCTCCTGGTCCCGGTCTGGGAAAGCCCTTCGATTTCGGTCGGTTCGACGACCTGGAGCGTTACGGTTGACCTGGTCGTGCTGGCTGCTCTTCCGCTTAAGGTCACAATGCTTTCAATCGCTGCCGCGGTCCTGGTGGCCGTCCGGCTGCTGTTATTGTTAAAGTAGCTGGCCGAGCTTATGTTTACCGTAGCCCTGGTGCTGCTGCCGGTTCGCCCGGCTAAAGTAATTCCGCTGGTGAGGGTTCCGCTTGACCTGGTTGTCGTAGCCGACCTTCCGGCCAACAACGTTGGCGCCGCTTCGACCTCGAATAACTCAGTATCATGGATGTAGGCGGTCCGTCCGGTTGCTGTGGAATAAAATCTCAGCCTAATTCCGGTTATTTCATAATTTTGGTCCAGTTGGACCAGGACCGATGATCCGCCGTCTGCCGGTTCCCCTTGATAAACGTTATCCCAGGCGCCGTCGTGATAAACATCTGTCTGGACGAGGGTTACTTTGGATTTCTGGCGGCTGGTGTAAAATCTAATATCGCTAATGACCGCTGATGCCAAGTGCATCTCGAGGTAGGGCGACCAGGCGTTTCGCGCGATGCTGTAGCTGGCGCTGGTCCCGGTATTTCCGTCGTAGGCGTTTTCGGGTGAGGTCCATCCGTTAGCTGTGTGTGAGGTTGGTCTTATCCAGGCCATTTACGCCACCTCCGCGGGAAATACGCCTTGGCCGTGGAGGGTGGCCCGCGTATTTGCGATCTCGGTTGCTGGTTCCGTAATGGCCCAAATGAGGGTGAGTTCTGCAGTTGCCCTGGTGCTGCTCGGTGATCTAATGTGAATGCCGACCTGGGTATCCATGACGATCGTGGCCCTGGTCGTGCTGCTTGTTTTCTGGGTTAGGGTGACAATAACGCTTATTCCCGCTGCGGTCCGGGTCGCGCTTGGTGCTTTTCCGGTAAGGGTGATCGCCGTGTTTAGTGCGGCGTCGGTCCTGGTTGCCGTCGCGGTTTTTCCGGCCAGGCTAATGTAATCGGTGATCTGCCTGACCGTGTCTGCCGGGTAGGTCCCGGGCTCTAAAATTTCTCTTTCGGTGTCTGCCGCATATTGGCCCGGTTCTAAAACCTGGCGCTCGGTGTCTGCCTGGTAATCGGCCTGCTCTATTATTTGGCGCTCGGTATCAGCTTCGTAGGTGCCTGGCTCCAAAATTAGTCGCTCGGTGTCCGCGGCATAGAGTCCCGGCTCGTAAATCTGGCGCTCGGTGTCTGCCGCGTAGGCGCCTGTTTCGATGATTTGTCTTTCGGTGTCCGCTTCGTAATTGCCGGTTTCAATGACCTGGCGCTCGGTGTCTCCGGCATATTCTCCGCTTTCGGTGATCTGCCTTTTTGTGTCCGCGGCGTATGAATTGTTCGCGGCGATCTCTCTCTTGGTGTCGCCTGGGTAGGTCCCGGTTTCAATGACCTGGCGCCTGGTATCGGCTGCGTAGGTGTTTGAATTTGCGATCGTGCGGACGGTGTCCGCGGTGTAGGTGTTCGGGACCGCTTCTTCTTCCCATTGGTCGATCCTGGTGATAACCCAAATGTCTCCGGAGGCTTTGGCCTGGTTCGGCTCCTCCGTAACGACCAAAATTCCGGTGCCGATCGTAGCTGTGGCGTCGATGCCTGCATACCAATGCAGCTTCTGGATCGTCCCGGTTCCTACTCCGGCTGCCAGGGTGACGACCGTCGTAATTTCGTCGGTGTCCATATTGCTTTTGTCGGTTATGATCTGGCGCCCGGCGACCGTCCCTCCGATCTCCCACTCCAAATACATGATCCGCTCCTGGTAGGCGAACATCGGGTAGGTGCCGCTGCCCGGGTAAAGGTCGGACGCGGGAAACCTCTCGATGAGAATGTTCCCCTGCGTCCCTTCTCCACTCCAGCTTTTTTTGTAATCAAAATTAACGGTCGCCATCGGCAGCTCTCCTGCTTCTTGTTTAGGCTGCGGCCAGCGCTGCGTTTACCTCGATATCGACCGAGGTATCGTTCGCGGCGCCCTCTCCGGTCTGAACTCTGGCTCTGGCCCAAAAGATGGTATTTGTTGCTCCGATCTCTGAGGCGAAATCAAGGGATGCTCCCCAGGACATCGGGGTTCCTGGTGTGCCTGCGTTGTCCGGTGCCAGCTGCCATTTGGTAACGTGGGTCGAATCCTCGATCGTTACTCTGGCGTGGCGGCTGCTTGCCTCTACGGTTTTGTAGCCCGATTGGCAGCGCAGGGCGAGCTTGATCCATTCTCCCTCGGTGTAGTCCGATCCGGGTGCCAAAATGTAGCCTGATTCGATCGGCGAGGCTCCGGTCCCGGTCGAGACCAGGGTGCCGTTGGTGCCTCCGGCGGTAGGGCTGTCTTTGTAAATCCTAATGTTATCGCTCATTTGCTATGCCTCCCTTAGGCGGGCTCTTTCGCAAATACGCCGATCGCTACTTCGATGTCTCCGATGCCGATCCGGACGCCGTCGGAGCCGGTGGTTTTAGGTGTGGCTACGGCTGCGATAAATTCAACCTGTCCAGCGGTTGACGCGCTCCAGATCGAAAAATGGGTGATTTCCTGGGCGGCATCAATCTGGCTGCCGGTCCACTCGACGGCGGGCTCCGCTCCGGCGGTGTTTAAAGCTCGCTGCTCTGTATTCGAGGGATGCGCTTCTGGGCCATCGCCAAATGCGATCGCTTTTCTGGCGATCGGGCTCGAGTCGTATTGGGCCACGTTTGAGGCCGCGTTTGGTCCCGGATCGCCGGTGTGCAGCAAAATGTGTGGTGTGGCTCCTCCGCCTAAAGCTGCAGTTAAGGTGTCGTTCGCTCTTTTCCAGCTCATGCTCATTCTGGATCACTCCTTCTGGTTTATTCTTCTTGCCTGTTTCCGTGTCTGCTTTTATCGTGAATCCTTTTGTGGAACCGGAGTCCTCCTTCGCTCTTGGCTATGAATCCGCAGCCCGGGTGGTCACATCTGATTCCGGGCTCGTAAATGGCCAGGGCCTGGCAGGCTTTAATTTCGGCGTAGCCGGTTTCGGTGACCGTTATGGTCCGCTCCTGCTTCGGTCCGAAAACGTATCCGGCTCTCCAAACCTGGCTTTGG